CACTAAAATTTTAATAAAAATGAGAATAGGTCAAAAAGTAAGATTAAAACAAACGAGTATTTTTGCAATAGAGCTAGACAGACACAATCCAACCGACAAAGTTGGCGTAATTGTAGAAATTGGAAACGAGTTACAAAATGAAAGGCGAACTTCGGGACTTCCAGTTTTAGTAAATTGGGGCAAGTTTACAAATACATATCGTTATTTAGATTTGGAGGAGGTTTATGAGTAAGCAAAGCGAGTTGACCAGGATCAAAAGAGTTATTAATTTTTACTATAAAAGAGGGATTAATTCCGAAAGAGTTAATAATTTACACAGAAAAATTTTGTTAATTAAAAAAAATTATATAATTTAGCGTTATCATAATACCGATGCAAGGTTGGAGCATCTTAATTTTCGACCATAAATAAATAAAATTATGAGTACAATTTCAAACAGAAAACAAGCGTTTTCACAACCACAAACAAATCCCTCAACTAAATTTATTGAGTGGAAATCCAACGACAAAGGTTTCAGTTATTATGACAAAGAAACCAAAGAAAATGTCGCAATCCCGTTACCTTTTAAATTTTTAGTCCTTGACGAATTACACACCGTAAAAGGTTGGAACGATGCAAGCTCTAGTCAAATCAATTCCAATGAGGTAAAATTTATCTCACGCGACGAAATGACTGTCAAACCTTTTAAAGGTAACGAAATTGCAAAGGGTTTATACAAAGACATTAAAGAGAAAATTAAGGCGGCCGGAGGTCATTATGTTAAAAGCGTTTATTGTATGCTCGAAGACGGCTCAATCGCTAACTTACAACTTAAGGGCGCAGCGTGCCAATCTTACGGAGATTTTACAGCGAAGACACGATCCAGGTTAACAGACGAGTGGGTTGTCGTAGCCAAAGCAATCGACGGCAAAAAGGGAGCTGTTAAATATACTACGCCAGGATTTGCATTTGATAAGTCATTAAGCGAGTCGGAGGCTGACTTAGCGGACGAGGCTTATAACACGTTGGAGGCCTATTTAAAAACGTATTTAAGTAAAATAGAAAATGAAAGTATTGGAGTTGTTATTGAGGAGACTATCGAGGACGACGACTTAGATTTTTAATATTGTTGGTTAATTGTTGGTTAATTAGGAGGGCTTATGTCCTCCTTTTTTTTACAATAGTACACATTTTAACCCTTTTCCTATACTCCCCTATAAAACAAAATTTATAATTTAATAGGGGGGGGGTATAAATTGAAAAAAAATGTGTTGAATGTGTACTATTTAAAAAAATATTAAAAAAAATTAGTTTATTAAAAATTAATTATTATATTTGCAATAGAGATCATCTACCTCATTTAAGAAATTGGGTTTAAACCTAACAACCCCTTAAAGGATACGAGTAGATGCGTAGAATTTAAGGGGTTTTTTAATTTTATATTATATGATAGTATCAGTTTTTAAAGACTTGTATAAGTCAACCGACGTACCCTTTCACGTTCCTATTGAAAAAATAGTCAATAGGATCAAAAAAGGAACTTCAAAAGAGATTATCGATTTAATTCGAAACGGACAATTAAAACTTAAAAGCTCTTTGCCTTGCATTATTTTTGGAGGGATTTTTAATGAGAGAAACTCAAACTCTTTGCAAAAGCATTCTGGTTTAATGGTAGTTGATTTTGATAAGTATCCAGATAATGAAACTATGCTTAATCAATTAGAAATTTTAAAACAGAATAATCATTTTGTTTTACTTTTTATATCACCTTCAGGAAATGGGATTAAGGGCGTTTTAAAGGTATCAAATGAATTAAATAAGGAAACACATCCAAAAGTATTTAAAGAGTTTCAAAAACTATTTAATTACGATTATTTTGATATTGTAAACTCCAACGTTGACAGAGTTTGTTTTGAATCTTACGATCCAAATATTTATGTTAATTTAGAAGCTGAATTATTTAATCCTATTTTAAAAGAGGAAGGGTTTAATGTTTCGGAACGTGTGCCACTTTTACCAATTACAGACCAGGATAAAATTATTGCTAAAATAATGGAATGGAATTGGCAAAAAGATTTTAGAGAGGGAGAACGAAACGCTTTTATTTTTGACTTGGCCGGAGCGTTTTGCGAGTATGGTATAAGTCAAGCCAATGCAGAGGGATATATTCTTAATAATGTAGTAATAGGAGACTTCTCAGAGACAGAGGCTAAAACCACAATAAAATCCGCTTATAAAAAACGTAATTTTGATGTTAAATACTTTGAGAATTACAATAAAATCGATAGCATCAAAGTTGATTTAAAAAAAGGTAAAAAGGAAGTCATTGAGAAATACGGTATCACGGAGGATACATTCAACGAAATAAAGGAAGTATCAGAACACGAAGACTTTTGGCATTATACCGATAAAAATAAAATCGGATTTGATCACTTGAAATATAAATCATTTTTGGAGCGTAATGGTTTTAAAAAGTATTTTCAATCCAACGCACAAAAAGCCACGTGGATTTATATTAGTTCAAATAAAGTAGTTGAAACTTCAACAGAGAAAATAAAAGACTTTGTTTTAAATTATTTGATTGAACGAAAGGAATTAGATATTTGGAATTATTGTGCAGCTTATCAGAACATATTTTCAGAGAACTATTTATCAATGATTGACAGCGTTGAATTGTTAATGTTAAAAGATACCAAAACAAAATCATTTATTGCTTTTGAGAATGGTATTTTAGAGATTACAAAGGATACTATTAAAATGGTTGATTATATCGATGTTGATGGTTACGTTTGGCAAAGTCAGATAATCAATAGAGATTATAATAGTGTTGAGGATTTCCAAAATGAATATGCAACCTTTATAAAAAATATTAGTAGTAACGAGCCTATTGCAATTGAGTGCGTTATTGGATACCTTTTAAGCACCTATAAAAACAAAATGAATAATAAGGCTATAATCTTAAACGATGAGGTTATAAGCGAAAACCCTGAAGGAGGAACGGGAAAAGGGTTATTCGTTCAAGGTTTAAAGCAAATACGTAAAGTTAGTATTTTAGATGGTAAGAGCTTTGACGATAAAAAATCATTCCCTTATCAGACAGTATCACCAGAAACTCAAATATTAGTTTTTGACGATGTTAAGAAAAACTTTGACTTTGAGAGTAAATTTAGTTTGGTTACTGAGGGAATGACTTTGGAGCGTAAAAACAAAGATGCAATTAAGTTAAAAGTTGAGGAAAGTCCTAAAATGATTTTGAGCACCAACTACGCAATTAAAGGCGAGGGTAATTCACACGATAGACGAAGACACGAAATTGAGTTCGCTCAGTTTTATGGTAAGGCTTTGACTCCTTACGATGAATTTGACAGGCAGTTGTTTGACGATTGGGATGAGTTAGATTACCAAAGATTTGATAATTATATGGTTAATTGTTTACAATCTTATTTGAAACTTGGTTTAATTCCTCAAAATGCTAAGAATTTAAAAATGCGTAAATTTATCGCTGAAACTTCAATGGAGTTTTTAGAATGGGTAAAAGATAAAGAGAATGTAAACCACAATGATAGGCTCGAAAAATCTTTATATTTTAACAATTTTACAACTGAATATCAGGATTATAAAAAATGGTTAACAAATAAGAAGTTTAATATTTGGATACAAAAATATTGCAACTTTATAGGAGCTGAATATTTGGAAGGAAACACAAATGGGATGAGATGGTTTACAATTAAAACAGGTCAGCTAATTGAGGTTGACGATATAGCATTTTAGATTATGGAAAGTATTTTAATAATGTTTGGAATGACAATTTTACAAAGTGCAAGTTTTACTTTAGTAAGCAGAGCGAGAAATAGCAATAGTATTTTATACCATACTATTGCATCAATTTTATCAAATGGTATTTGGTTAGTTATAATTAGAAATATTATAACAAATTTTGATAATTTATATTTAATGATAACTTATTTAATCGGATCTGTTATTGGAGGTGTAGGAATGCAATATTTAACAATTAAATTTTTTGAAAATGAAAAATAAATTAAATGTAGTTATGTTTTCTGGAGGGCGTACTTCTGGAGTTTTAGCTAAACATATAAAATCAAATCCTGATAAATATCAAAATGTAATTTATGTTTTCTTAAATACAGGAAAGGAAGTTGAAAAGACTTTGCAATTTGTAAATAAATGCGATAAAGAATGGAATTTAAAAGTTGTATGGCTTGAAGCCAAAGTAATTAATGAAAAAGGAAAGGGCACAAGTTATAAAATAGTTGATTTTGAAACAGCCTCAAGAAATGGAGAACCATTTGAAGCTATGCTTAAAAAATATCCTTTGCCAAATAATATGGCTTCTAATTGTACAAGAGAATTAAAACAAAGACCTATTGACTCTTATTTACGTGATAATTTTAAAGATTATGAAATTACTCGTATTATAGGAATTAGATCTGATGAGGCACATCGTAAAAGTATACACGCACAAAAAGAAAATATTATTTATCCTTTATGTGATGAATTACCTTTCAATGAGAAAATGGTAAGATTATTTTGGGAAAAGCAAAGTTTTGATTTAGGATTAAAAGATTACGAGGGAAATTGTGATTTGTGTTTTAAGAAATCATTAAAAAAACGATTGACAATTATAAAACAAAATCCAGATAGTGCAAAATGGTGGCTTGATATGGAACAGAAATATAGTTCCGAAGATATCCCAAGATTTGATTTAAGAACGAATAAAAGTATTGAGCAATTAATTGAAATGGCACAAAGACCATTTACAAAAGCAAAAGATCTACACGAACTTTCACAAGAGCAATGTGATTTATTTGAATATGAAACTGATTGTTTTTGTAAAGCTACTTAATTATGGAACTAAGACCATATCAAAAGGAACTTTCAGCCAAAGCTGCTGAAATCCTTCAGCATAAGAAAATCGTTTATTTAGCGATGGAAGTGAGAACAGGCAAAACACTTACAGCTTTGAATACTGCAAAGCTATTCGGAGCGAAAAATGTTTTATTCCTAACAAAAAAGAAAGCTATTTCATCAATCCAATGGGATTACGATAACTTTGGATTTGATTTTGGTTTGACAGTTATAAACGATGAGAGTTTGCATTTAGTAAATGGAGAATTTGATTTGATTATACACGATGAGCACCATCGTTTTGGAGCATTTCCAAAGCCGAACAAAGTAGCGATACTATTTAAAAAACGTTATTCAAAATTACCAATGATTTTTTTAAGTGGAACACCAACCCCAGAGAGTCATTCGCAATGGTTTAATCAGTTTTGGGTTTCTGATTACTCACCATTTAAACAATACATCAATTTTTACAAATGGGCGGTTGATTATGTGAATGTAACTCAAAGGAATATTGGTTACGCTGTAATAAAAGATTATAGCCAAGCCAATGAAGGATTAATCAAACGAGTTTTACAAAATTATATTATCACTTTTACACAAGCTCAGGCAGGATTTACAACTTCGGTGCAGGAAATGATACTTGAGTGCGATATGCAACCAATAACCTACGAGATTATAAAACGTTTAAAGAAGGATTTAGTTGTTAAAAATTCAGAAGGTCAATTAATTTTAGGTGATACAGGTGTAAAATTAATGCAAAAGGTTCACCAACTGTCAAGCGGAACTTGCAAATTTGAGGATGGAAGCTCAAAAGTCATTGATAAGAATAAGGCTTTATTTATACACGAGAAATTTAAAGGTATAAAAATAGCGATTTTCTATAAGTTTAAGGAGGAATATAACGCATTATGTCAAGTTTTTGGTAGCGAAAACTTGACAAACGACGTCGAGCAGTTCGACAATTCAGACAAATGTATTGCGTTACAAATAGTCTCCGGCCGTGAGGGTATCTCTTTAAAAAATGCGAAATACTTAGTCTATTATAATATTGATTTTAGCGCGACAAGTTACTGGCAATCTCGCGACAGATTAACGACAATGCAAAGACAATCAAATGAGGTCTTTTGGATATTTAGCAAAGGAGGGATTGAACTTGACATTTATAAAACAGTATTAAAGAAACGCGATTACACACTTAAAATCTTCAAAGAAAATGGATAAGTTAATATTATGTTAAAATATAATATATTAAAATAAGTTTTGTATATTTGTACAACCGCCAAAGTAAAGTATTTAATAATTCCCTTTTCTTTTGCGCTTGGCGGTAGCAATCGAGGAGGGTTTATTTTTTATATTAATATTATGAAAATAAGTGAATTACCATTAGAAGTTAAATTATTAGCTTTAGATTATCAAAAAAATGAAGAGTTTTATGATGTTTATGATAGAAAAACAGATAAATTAACTGATGCTTTTGATTGGACAGCAACAAAAGAAGGAGATATTTATTGGAAAAAATGGGCTATTAAAAAAAGTGAAACCAAACCCGAACAGTATCAAATCGGTATCGATACATTTGAGCGAGCTGAGGCGAATTTAAGTAAGGAGGAAATTCTAGCGATTTGCAAATTTAATATTGACAAATACAACTGGAGAAAAAAGGATCAAGACAAAGAGGATTTTAAAAAAATTATTGATTATGCCAATTGGGCAATTAAAAATTTATAACGTTCCCTTGCTAAACGAGGTTAGGGACAAGATAAAAAACAGATTTTCGATTAATAACTAATACCAACAAAAATGAAAAATAATTCAGATAATGCCCCAATGCCCGAATCTTGTTTAGCAAGTGTTAGTGGTAGTGCTTTTCAATCATTAGAGGAATTGAAAAGAAATGAACATTTAATTTCTGATTTGCAAACAGAAGAAGGTGGTTGCCAATTTAGAATAGTTGACGGCAAAAAAATATATCAAATAGAAGAAAAGACAGACGAAGATAGAATATTGAACAATGCTATTAATCTTTGGCGTATGCGGTCACGTTAGCATTACCACTAACTACTTGCTAACCGCTATAAATGTATTACAATTATGAAACTATACACGCAAACAAAGGTTATCCGTATTTCAGAAACGCAATTAAATACGCTTCAAAAAATGAAATCTTACAATGTTGATGTAGGTAAGTTCATCCGTGAAGCAATACAAGAGAAAATAAAAAGAGAGTATCAACAATTAATATTAAAACCTAAAAAATCGGAATGTCCGTTTTAAATTATGAAATATGAAATAGTAGAATTTAGAAATAATAAATTTGGAATAAGAAGACGAACTTTTTTAGAAAATTTATTTAATTACGGAGGCGATTTTTTAGATTTTAAGGGAAATGTAATTAGATATTATTTTTGGACTTCTAAAAGTAATTTTTTTAATGATTGTCAAACAAGCGACATTGATGTTTTATTTGAATTTTATTCAAAATTTAAAAATGATTATGTTTTAAATACTTTTAAAAATGGAATACTTAATCGTTAAAAATCAAAAAATCGGTATTCACTTATTGCCTCAGGTTGGAAATTCCGGGCGTGAGTTCCGAATGATTGGAACGGCTAAAAATTTAGAAATGCCAGAGAAGTGGAGCAATCAAAAGAAATCCTTTTGCTCTCATTATATTTATACATTTAAGTATTTAGACAATGGAGAGATTTTTGAAATGGAGTTTGATTATAACGATAACTTTGTAAAGAAATTGTCTCCGACATTTATGTCGGGGAGATAAATATTAAACCTATGACAGCAAAAGAAAAAGCAAAAGAGTTATTTGATAAATATGTAGAATTAAGTGGTATATTTGTAGGTGATTATGAAAGCGAAAAAGAAATGTGTTTAATAGCAGTTAATGAAGTTTTGTATGTATTAAATGAAATTGACAGCTCTGAACAATGGAATGCAAGTTATTTTTATAATCAAGTTAAACAAGAAATTGAAAACCTATGATTTTAATAGCAGCGATTATTGTATATGAATTTATAAGACCGTCAATAATTTGGCTTTGGTATTACATTATAAAACTATTCTCAAAATGAAAGGCAAAAAACACATTCCTAAAAAGAAACTCGACCAACTCGATGAGGTTGTCGATTTTGTAACGTGGTTGCGTTTGGAGTGCGATTTCAATTCAATATACCT